CGGCACATCGGCCAGCACCACGAACTTCACGGTCGCCAACATCGCCGACCCGACGGAATGGGCGCTCTGGTCATACACGGCCGCGCAAGCCATCCTCACCGGCTCAAACGGCTGGCTCCCGACCCATCTGTTCCTCTCGCCGTTGCGCTGGTCGCAGCTCGGTCAACTGATGGACAGCGCAGATCGCCCGCTGTTCCCACAGGTTGGCCCGATGAACGCCTTCGGCAACGTGCAGCCAGGTTCGGCTGTCGGCAACGCCTTCGGCTTCAGCGTGGTCGTTGACCGCAACTTCACCGACGAAATGATCGTCGGCCACCCAGACGGCTTTGAAATCTTTGAACAGCAAAAGGGTGCTGTCCAGGTCGAAGCGACCGACGGTTCGCTCTCGCGCATCATCAAGTTCCGTGGCTACTTCGCCACGCTGCTGATTGATGCGTCGAAGTTCAAGCGCGCCGCGTTCGTCTGATCCAACAGATTCCTTCCTCCAGGGAACACTGAACGGTGGCGACGTACACAATCACCCATAAACAGGTGGTTTCAAACGTTGCCATCGTTCAGTTGTTGGAACCTCTCGCATTCGAGATTGGCCAAAGCATCACCATTGCTGGCGTCAACGCCACTTGGAATGGCACGCACAAAATCCTTGCGTTGCCTGAGTATTACCTCACAGGCGTCACCGAGCAGGGCGATTACACCTACGACACGGCGCGCATCATCCCTAACCAGGTGCTGTTTGCGCTTATTACGGATGACGCAGAACGCGCGGCCGCAACAGGCACCGTCAGTTACTCGGTTACGTGCACGTGGATTGTCCTGGGCGATTTAGAGGATTATCTCGGCTTCACATTCACCAATCCGAGCGCTGACCTTGACGTTGCCAACATGGCCATCTCGGCCGCCAACGCTTTCGCTTTCCGTCGACGCCAGGAAGCCGGCTACTGGGATTCGCCCAGCACCGCACCTGATGGTGCAGCCAAACTCGGCACCGTGCAATACGCAGCAATCCTTTACCGCGAGCGCGGCAGCACCGAAGCCTTTGCAAGCTTCGATCCGTTGGCCACAGGCGGCCCAGTCACAGGCAACTACGGCCAAATACTGCGCCTGCTCGGCTGCGGCAAACCACAGGTCGCCTAATGCCTGACACGCTGTTCAAAGACGGCTACGACCAGCTCGTAACCAAGCTCAGCACGATTACCGGGCTAAAAGTGTTCAACGATCCGCGCAACATCAACGTGCCATGCGCAATCGTTGAAGCGCCAACCATCGAGATGGCCAGCAACGTAGTGGCCGACATGGAATTCCGTGTCGTAATCGTCGGCATGGGAACCGGCGACAACCGCACACTCGATCAGCTGCTCGACCTGGCTGATTTGATTCGAGAAGCCCAAATCGGCCTCAACACCGCGCGCCCCACAACCGTCAGTTACGGTGGCGCCGACTATCCGGCCTACGAGCTTGTGATACGCACCAAAGTCGCACCGTAGACCTACTAGACTGCCCACAAGGCTTGCAGCGGCCGCCAACCACAGGAGAACCGCTACATGGCCGTTGCAACCACCTACCTCGCATCCCCCACTTTCGGCATTGGTGTCAACCTTGCCGGCATCAAGGATTTGTCAGACCAGTGCAAGAGCGTGGTCATCACCAAGTCGCGTGAATCGCTTGACGCCTCCAGCTTCGGCTCAACGGCGCGCAACTATGTCGGCGGCCTCACCAACGTGACCGTAACAGCAACGCTGTTGATGGAATACAGCTCAACGCCTGGCACTTACGTCGACCTGACCAGCCTGGTTGGCACCAATGTGTACGTCGCGGTCAAGCCGACCAGCGCCGCCATTTCAACCACCAACCCAGAGTTCCAGATCACCGGCGGGTACCTCGAATCGCTTGATGTGGTCAACGCCTCGCTTGGCGAGTTGTCGGAAGTGGAAATCACCATTACTGGTGGCACGCTCGTCGAAGATACAACGGCATGAAATTGACCATCCAGGTGTCGTTCAAGACACCGGCAGGGCAACCAGTCAGCGAAACGGTGACAACGACCATCGCAACTGCCGCAGCGTGGGAACGCAAGTTCAAGCGCCGCGCATCTGATCTCCAGGGCGGCATCGGTATTGATGACCTTATGTTTATGGCTTGGCACGTGCTGCACGCTGATAAGCGTGAAGGCCGCGACTATGACGCCTGGCTTCAGTCGGTGGATGATTTCAGCGTCGTGGAGGTCGCCGGCGCAAACCCTACGGCAGCGGCAGCATCAGACGCCAGTTAGCTGAGCTGCTGTTGGCTACCGGCTACTGGCCCAACGGCATTGAGTTTGATGTAGAGGATTTGGCTACTGTGCTGCTGCTGGCTAAAAAGCAACAGGAGAAACGTCGTGGCCGTTAGCGCAAACATCCAGGTGTATGGCATCAAAGAGGCTTTGAAAGAGCTAAACAAGATCGACAAGAGCCTGCGTCGTGAGATTACGCGCGACTACAAAGAAATTGTGAAGTCTGTGATTGATGATGCCAAAGCGGCCGTGCCGGCTGCCGCACCGCTGTCGGGCATGAATCGACGCTGGAAAACTAAGTCAGGTTACGAAATCATTGGTGACGGTGGCTGGTCACAAGCCATTGCGCAAAAGTTTCTCGTCGCCAAAATCAGCACACGTCGCGTCAAGGAGTACCAAGGCAACAAAGTCAATGTCGGCACGTTCAGGCTCGTATGGTCGGGCATCGCCAACCAAACCTTTGACATTGCGGGTCGCAAATCCAGCAACTCATTAGCCAGGGCATTGTCTCAGCGCTGGGGATCAGCATCGCGCGTCATGTGGCCCTCGTATGAAAAAAACAAATCGCAAGTCGATGACGAGATGCTTCGCTTGTGTGAGCGCGTCATGGATGAAGTGAACCGCAACCTGGTGACCGCACCAGTAAGCCGTTCGTAGGATGTACCAATGGCCGTAAGTATTCCCATTGTCTCCGAGTTCGACTCAAAGGGCATCACAAAGGCCATCAACGAATTCAAGAGCCTTGAGGGCGCTGGCGCCAAAGCCCAATTCGCCCTGGGCAAAGCAGCCCTGCCGGCCGCAGCCGCTATCGGTGGCTTGGCTGTCGTAATCGGCGACGCCACGAAAGCCGCCATTGAGGACGCCAAAGCCCAAGAGCTGTTGGCCCTAGCGATTGAAAATAACACGCTGGCTGGCGAAGCTAACGTGCGCGCTGCCGAGGCCTACATCGAAGCCACCATGATGAGCGCAGCAGTCGCAGACGATGTGCTCAGGCCAGCCCTGGCCACCCTGGTGCAAACCACAGGTGATCTGCAATACAGCCAAGAGCTGTTGAACGCCTCACTTGACATTTCGGCTGCTACCGGCACAGAGCTCAGCGCCGTGACTGACGCCGTAGCAAAGGCCTACGCAGGTAATACCAAAGCATTGGGCAACATGGTGCCTGCCGTGCGCGGCCTCATCAAAGACGGTGCATCGCTCGATGAAATCATGCAGGCGCTCAACGCGACAGTCGGTGGCGCAGCCGTAGTCGCAGCCAACAGCGCCGAAGGCCGCATGAAACGTCTTGCGCTAACCATTGGCGAAACCAAAGAATCAATTGGCGCAGCTTTTCTGCCGATACTTGAGAAACTGCTGCCGTATTTGCAACGTTTTGCTGAGTACGCACAAAACAACAGCAACACCATTGTGAAAGTGATGTTGGCGGTCGGTGCCCTGGCTGCGGCCATTCTCGTGCTCAACACCGCAGTCAAAGTCATTACGGCCAGCCAGATCGTGCTCAACGCGGTCATGGCAGCCAACCCGGTCGGCTTAGTCGTCGTCGCTGTCGCAGCTCTCGTGGCCGGCTTCATGGTGCTGGTCGAGAAAACAGGCAGCGTCAAAAACGCTTTCATGACGATGGGCAATTTCATCATTGGCATCTTTGAAAACATCGCCAACCGCTACGTCGACATGGTCAACCTCATCATCAAAGGCCTAAACCTGCTGCCAGGTGTCAACATTGGCCCCATCGGAGAAATCAACCTGCCGCGTTTCAACGTGGGAGGCGCAGGTGGCGCAACAGCCACGCCAGGCGGCACCAGCGGCCCAGACCTGATTGAGCGACGTTTTGCAGCGCCTGTGGTGCCTGTTGTGCCAGCTCCAGGCGTCGAGCTGCCTGCACCGTCAGGTGGTGGCGGTGGTGGCACGGTTGGCGGCGGTGGCGGCCTCGGTCAAGGCATGGTCGGGATTCTGCCGGTCGGTGAAGGCTTTATTGGTGGCGGTGGCGGCGGCTTCGGCGCGGCACCAGGCAACGAAGCATTGCTCGATGGCATGACTGGTGGCATCAGCATCACCATCAACACCGTCACGGCGCCATCCGATCTTGGTGACACCATCGTGAACGCTTTGCGCGATTACAACCGACGCAGCGGCCCATTGCAGGTTGAGATTGCCTAATGTCGGCAACAGTCGTTCAATCAGGCACATACCTGCTCGAGCTTGACACCGGGTTTGATGTCAATTCGTTCAGACTTGATGACACCGAAAAAGGCGTGCTGAACAATACGACGTACACACTCGGGCCGAATACGCAATACGCCGACATAACTGAATTTGTTACTGACATTCGATACAGGCGCGGCCGCCGAAAAGTAGACGATCAGTTCTCGGCTGGCGTCATGTCATTCAGCATGAACGACGAATCAGGCATACTCGGGCCTTATGACACAGCCAGCCCCTACTACGATCCGTCAAACAATAAGCCAGGTTTGGCGCCCATGCGACGCATCAGACTGAGCCGCAATGGCGATTATCTGTTTGTCGGCTACGTGACGTCATACACCTACAACTTTGACCTGGCTGGCTTCAACACTGTCAATGTGACCTGCTCAGACGATTTCTATTTGCTGGCTCAAACCCAGATGGATGATTTCAATCCGAGCTCCGAATTAAGTGGCGCGCGCGTCAGCACGGTGTTGGCATTGCCAGAAGTCAACTACACCGGCACAACCAGCATTGCCACAGGCACCGTCAACCTCGGTCACGACAGCAGTTACAACGTTTCTGCTGGCACCAACACATTGCAATACCTGAACCAAATCAACGAGGCTGAGCAAGGCCGACTGTTTATGTCGCGTGATGGCGAACTGACGTTTCAGAACCGTATCGGTGCAACGCTCAGCGGATCGGTAATTACTTTCGCCGATGACGGCACGGCCGCCAAGTATGACGAAGTAGAAGTCGAGTTTGACGCCGATGGTGTCATTAATCGCGCCTACGTTGAGGCATTAGATGGCAAGACGGCCACCGACGAGGATTTGACCAGCCAGGCCACATACTTCATTCAGTCGCGTTCAATCACCAACAGCCTGCTGCATGATCAAGGCGAAATAGACGCACTTGCCGCTTATCTGCTCGCAGGCGAACCCGGCCCACGATTCACAGCCGTCAGCACCCATTTCGGGCTGCTAACCGATCCACAACGCACCAACGCCGCCACCGTTGACATTGGCGACACCATCACCGTCACCAAAGACATCACCGGCCTATCAACGCTGACCTCAGAACTGAGCATTGAGGGCATCGAGGGCACTATCAATGTCAACACAGGTCACCGTGTCACCTACTACACAGCCCCAACCACAGTGGTATTCCAGCTGATTCTTGATGATGCCGTGTACGGGCAACTTGACGGCACGAACGTATTAGGATGATGTAATCATGGGTGCCAACGCGCAGACAACCGTTCCAACATTCGTCGCCAGCCAGGTATTGACCGCCGATCAAATGAACCAGTCGGCGCGCACCGGCATACCAGTATTTGCCAGCACCATTACACGCGATGCAGGTTTTGGTGGCACAGGCGAAAAGACGCTCGCCGAAGGCCAGTTGTGCTACGTTGAGGGCACAGGCCTGCAGTCGTACAACGGCAGCAGTTGGGTTACCTGGGGTGCCGCACCGTCAAGTGGCCTGAACTTTGTCACAGGCGCAACTTTCAGCACCGTGACGAGCGTGTCTTTGCCTCAAGGAACTTTCTCATCGACCTATGACAATTACAAGGTCATCTTTCAGTTGAGTGCCATCACTACTGGTATCTCAATTACAGGTCGCTACAGAACATCTGGCACCGACAATTCAACGGCCCGGTATTACCAGGGCACGACAGGTTTTCAGTCAAGCAATGCAGCCGACAACTTAGCTCAAGCGACCCAAACCAGTTTTTCATTTGGATCAATCGTGACGACCATGACCAATGCAGCCTTCGTACTCAACATTGACTTCTATGAGCCAAACATCAATCGAAACGAAAAATTGGCTACTGGCTCAAAAATCTTCCACAATGACAACGCAACCTATTCTGGGCAACAT